CTTCAAAACGCTTACGGGTAGACATCCCTGTCTAATATCTTCCCTAATTATTTAGAAGCAGTTTCAACACCGGTACTCTTTTTAAATTTCTTGGTGTACGATACGCCTCTGTAAGTTAGTTCTACAGTCATCGTAATTCTCCTATTCTGGATTATACGATTCTTTTAACGCATGAACCAATGCGAGTCTATAATGTGGACTACACAATAATATTTATAATAAAAAAAAGGGACCCCGAAGGATCCCTTGAGTGCCACACACTTTATCAGATATGCTCCAGACTGAACTGGGGTGGCCTTGTTGGTGGTATGGTTTCAAGGTTAGACGCCAAGCCCATACTCTTATTACCTCATATTAGCCCTGTTGAGCTAGCTTGTCAAAGTAGGACAATGTGTCCTCTTCCCCCTCATCACTAGAACTTAAAGGAGCTGATTCAGCCGCTGCCATTGTTGGTTGTTCAACAACAGGAGCTGATTGCATCATGGAATTGTTATCCATAGCTACATGACCAGCATCAACGCCTAGCACCTTATTCATTTTAGCTTTAAGTTCATCATAAGACTTATAGTTCTTAGGATCAATAAAGTCAGCTAAAGAGTGTAATTGGTTATATACACCTTCAAGCTTTTCTTCATCTCCACCGTGTAGTGGAGCAGCTGATGCAAACTCTGATTTATCATAGTTTACCCAACCTTCGACTTTACGAATCTTAATTTTAAAGTCAGCACCTTCCCAGAAATCATAAGGATTCACTGGGTCTTCATCTGCAAATTGTGGCTGCATTACATCCATGATTTTATCAAAGATTTTTTTACCAAATTTGTATACGAATACCTTACCTTCGTTTTGTGGATTGGATGGATCAGAAACAACTAGCACATTACTTACATAATGTAGACGTCTTTTCCTTTCACGTGCTAATGCTTTATCCTCATCACGACCAGTATTCCATAGTAAACCATTTGATTCACTGACTGGATCATCTTGTCCAATTGAAGTTAAGCTATTTTCGATATACCATAGACCAGTAGGACCTTTAAAGCCATGATCCCAATACCTTACCCAAGGAAGATCTTCACCTTCTTTGGCTGGTAGGAATCTGACTACGGCATAACCGTTTCCTGCTTTATCTCTGGTAGGTTTCCAAAACCGATCATCATCATAATTCTTAGTTTCGGTTTTAGTAGATACAGCTTCCGCTGCTTTTACGAGTTGGTCGATTGACGAGCCTCGCGAGCTCTTTAGATTTGCAAATGACATTTATATTTCTCCGTATTGCATTGTATTAAGACGTAATTGTCTTTTCTATTGTATTTCACCCTTGTTCATAATATAGTATATTATAACACATTTTCACGTGTTTGTAAACGTTTTTTGTAATAAACTTATACATTTATTACGATCAAAGTTTACGAATGGAGTATACTTTTCGATCTTCCGTTGAGTATCAGGCCATATAATAGTGTCTGATATCTTTTCAGATTCTCTTTGTATAAATCCAAAGATAGCATTAAGAATAACAACTGTCTCTAGACAGATTTCTTCTTGCAGCCATAGCTTTACGATAAGAGGATGTTGTCCATCAATCGATTCAAAAATCTTATCAAAGATAATATCCTCTTCTCGTAATCTATTTATATCAACTGAAAACACCCTATGAATACTTTCTTGTATTCTTTTATGATCTCTATAATTTTGTTCTCCATCTTCATCCATCATATCTCCAACATAACTAAGACCCATTTTAAAGTTAGAGATATAGTAATCCTTTAGATTACCATTATGTTTCTTAGCTAGCTTAGCAAAGAAATACTTATCTTTTCGTTTAAAGAAAGTCTTAGGTGTTACATTGGATTTAAAGTTATATTTAACAGCGTCATAACCAGACTCAAAGTGTAGCTTTAACGCGTTATATAACTTATATGATTCAAATGGATCAGTCATATTATTAAGCCATGACTCCTTCGTACAAAGCTTCTACATCTTCGATCTCACCTAAGATTTCTGACAAGTTTTGCTTGTGGTAAATCGTAGCCATTTTTTTCAAGTGCTTCTTATCAATTTCAACATCTTCAACGCAAAGGTTAACAGCCTCTTTAATAAAGTCTTTCTGCGCTTGAATTAAAGTCATAGCATTACTGATCTCAATAATACAGTCTTTGATTCGTTTAACATCTGCTGGTGATGATGGTATAATAACGTTACTCATAATATTTTTCCTAAATAGGGAGTTGATTACCCTTTTTGCCTCTAATTAAATTAAGTCTTATTGCTTCAGCTTCCATCTTATCTTTGAGTGAATCTGTTAATAGTTTCTTTAGATTACTATAGTCCATACCCCTCTCTTCAATAATATAAGTTGCTGCATCTATATAAGACATATTTCCCTTTACAACTAGTTGTTCTACGGCAGTTGAAAACCGTTTTTTAGTCATTATTTTTTGTTCTAAATCTATAATCATATCGCCCTGAGTAGTATGCAATCGGCGTTAATTCTACCATTAGGAGTACTGATCTTTGTAGTAACAGTATCCCAAACTAGTTTGTCGATTTGCTTAGTTGATTTCTTCAAAATAAGTGGCAGTATATCTTCTGGTTTTCTAAGAGTAGTTTGTCTACTCTTTTCACAGACATTCTTAATAGTAGTACCACTTACTTCAAACCCTTTTGTTGAATTTGTATCATATTGAATTAATTTTCTAGACTTAGTATTATATACAAACAATACTTCTTTACCTGGAATCATAACTGGATTGATAGAACTTACCTTATCATCAACACTATCAACACGATATTTAAGACTTTTAACTTGTGCATCAGATGACTTAGGCTTTTTAGCTCTTGGAATTTTAGCAGCTTTGTTAGCTGTCTTTAATTGTTCTAAGTCACTAAATATACCTTCCATAGTTTTAAGCATTTTATTTAATCTACGCTTAGTGATATGCGAGTATGCTTCAACAGCTTGATCACAATTGCCATCATAAGCATCTTTAATTGGTTGATATTCCATCATAACAGCTTCTTTAAAAATATTAATAGAAGATCCTTTAAGATCATATTGCTTAGCTAGTTTAAATACATCGATCTTTTGATTGTATTTTTCATCCATCCAACCATCAATAATCTCATCCCAATCAACCATAATAGTTTCATTCATCTTAGTTCTTTGTCTTTGCTGAACTGAAATCACTGGTTTCGGAGGAGGAGCATCAGCAGTTTCTTCTTCTACAGCTTCTACAGCTTCTTTGTATATTTGCTTTAGCTCCCCCTCCCAACGTGCAAGCTCATCTTTGGTATACTCGTAGCCTCTACTCCAAAGCTTTGCTACTTTACCTAGTTTACCAGTGAGTTGCCAATCCTTAAGTTTCTTAAGAGTTTTGATCTTATCTTTATCATAACCGTAGACATCAGTAGCAAATGTTAAAACACAATCAACGTAGTCTTTTGGCTTATAGTAATAGTTGTACCAATGACCACCTTTACTCCATAAAGCTAAACGATTAGTAGCTTTACTTGACGTTTCGCCCTTTTGAAAGACTGGTTCAGGACCCATATATTTGTCATCAATGGTTACCCTGTTTTTTCTCATTTTGATTCTTGCTTTATTCTCGGCCATGGTCTACTCCTTTATAATATAAGATCTATTATAACATAGTTTACTGTAAATGTAAACAGTTTTTTTCAATTAATTTAAATTTTTTACAGCTATTTTATCTTTATATCGTTTTTGTCTTTTAGTTCTATCATTAACTTCACCAGCAAGTTGGCCGCAGGCTGCAGCAACTCCATCTCCACGCTGTCTTCTAATAGCGGTTTCAAAACCTTTTATTTGTAGAATGTCTTTAAAATCACCAAGGGCTTTATAAGTAACTGGTTTATAATCAGATCCCTCAATAGTATTAAATGGAATAAGATTAACAACGCAATCGAGATCTTTAATTAATTCTGCTAACTCATAAGCATGTTTTTGCTGATCGTTTATTTGATCTATTAATGTATATTCAACTTTAATTTTTCTATTATCAGCCATTCTCTCTTGGTATCTTTTAGCACTTAAAACAAAACTTTCAACATCGTATTTTTTATTAATAGGTACTAATTGATTCCTTAGATTATTATCTGCTGCATGAATAGAAATCGCAAGAGAAACATTAGTGACATCAGCTAATTTGTCTAAAGCTGGAACTACGCCAGAAGTACTAAGCCAAACATCTTTCTTAGGAATATTATAAACATCCATCATTAAATTCATAGAGTCAACTACATTATCAAAATTCATTAATGGTTCGCCCATTCCCATCATTACAATTTCTGTAACCTTGGGATCAATACCATTAAATTGACCAAATGAATTAGCAACTATCCAAAGTTGACCTATTATTTCGGCTGCTGTTAAATCTCTATTAAACCCTTGTTTGCCAGTTGCGCAAAAACTACAATCTAATATGCATCCAATTTGTGATGATATACAAAGCGTTCCTCTAGTTCTTTCCGGTATATAAACTGTTTCTATACAGCTTCCGCCTTCAACTTTTATTAACCACTTCCTAGTTCCATCTTCTGAATCTTCAACACTAGCTATTTCTGGAAGTTTAATTTCAGCGTTTTCACAAAGTTTTTTAATTAGTGACTCTGGTAAGTTAGACATTTTATTAAAGTCCAACTCACCCTTTTGATGAATCCACTTTATTATTTGACTTGAATAAAAACGGCTTTCTCCTAAATCATGAAGAACGTCATTTAATTTTGAAACTGAAAGTCCTAATAAATTAACTTTCAATTAATTCCTCTCATAGTTCTTAATACCACGTACGTAGTTGTCTGCAGCTGACTCAGCGTAGACTTCTGCCTTTCCTTTGTACCACTCAATGCCTAGAGATTCTCCATCAATAAACATGCGTATACCATAAGATGGGTTGTCTCCAAATGAGCGTAGTACTTCAGCTTTACGATTCTTAAACTTATCAGAGCCGCGGTATTCGCTTAACAACATATAATTTGACATTTTTATTCCTTATTATTTTTATCGAGTTTATTACCATAATAGTCATGAGTGCCTGCTTTATGCTGTCGTCTAATCGCAGATCGTTCTTCCATAGCAATAAACGAAGATGTTATACCAAACCATACAACACCAACAAATACGACTAATCCAACTAACACTTCTATAATATCCATAATTACTTTCCTATGTGTTCCACATCTTTGCGTGGAATTACTTGATACGCGCCTTTATTATATGCTGGCGCAACTGTAAAATTCTTGGATTCTTCTGCTTTCCAAGACTGATCATCAGGAGTCGAATAATTTGACGTACCTGAATAAGAGGGGTATTTTTCATTGAACTCTTCCATTCTAAGTTCAGCTAAAGACTTTTCTACCTTAAGTGGTTTAAACTCTTGTTTGGTTTTACGTCTCGTCTTAAGAGCTTTACTCTTTCTTTTACGACCTGAAAAGGTGTAGTTTATAGATCCAATGTAATTCATTTTGTAGGCGCCATTTTCATAAGAGTTGCAAAGTCCATAGATTCTTTAAGCGTTTCAGTTCTACCATCAGCATATGATCTTGTTATTAGACCACTATTGAAACTACGTTCAATATATCCATTTTGAGCTAGCATATAATCGCATTTAGCAGCCCATTCTTCAACAAACTGCTTGCGTTTTGCATATACTACTTTATCAGTATACTGAGTCATACTTTAATCCCAATCGCTTTTTTGATCGTTATATGCATCCATTAAAGATGAACCAGCAATAAAGTCCTGAGTCTCTTTGTCTGTATAAAACATATTTTCTTCTTTAAAGCACTCAAGACTACCAGGAGCCTGATGAGCAGCTTTTTTAACTGTTTTTGTAAGCTTGTTATAGTGGTCTTTTGGTTTAGAGTAAACCTTGGTTACTGCAGCTTTAAATTCAGCTTTCTTTTTAGCCTTTTCAGCAGCAGCTTTAATCATTTCAATTCTATTCATAGTTTTTTCCTCGATAATATGTATATTATATCATAGTCTACAGCAAATGTAAACGATTATTTTAAATTATTTTAGATTTCTTCAACAGTAATTTTATATTCTTTACCGTTTTGATCTTTGACATTGATAGTCTTTGCTGTAGATACTAAGTAACCTTCTTTAGGACAAAGATCCATTTTAACTTTACCAACTTCAGTAATAAAGCCATCTTCGTTTAACGATGGATATAAAACCGAATGCGCTATATAGTCGCAATAAGCCATGCCCTTCACGCTGCTTCCTCTTCAGAACCAAACATCGAAGACCAGCATGATGGAGTACAACCAGAGATCATAAACTCTCTCTCGTCTACAGATGCTTGTGGCATAGCATCTTGAATAAGCATACCACCTACCCACGCTTCTACCTGCTCAGCAGTTGCGTTGATAGCCATTGTGTTACTTTTGCCTGTAACAGGAGACGTTTTTTCCATTATAATCATATTATTTTACCTAAGATTTGTTTTAATTTCGTCTTCATAATCTCTAATTGCAGAGTCTAGAGAACATAATGCCATATTTATATTATTAAGGCCTTCAGAGTCATTTTGATCTAACTGCAATTCACTAGTAACTACTGAAGCTTTATTGTATAGTTCTTTAAGATTCTTCAGCCTTTTATTTTTATTAATAGTCATATTATTTCACCCACACTTTGTTATATTTAGAAGGAAGGTTATCACAAGAATAACGATCGTTTTCAGCGTAATTAAGAACTCTTATACATTCTCCAGTGGAATGACTGACATGAACATCAGGTCTGTCTAAGGCCTTTTCGATTGAATTAAGAAACAACGAGAGAAGTATAGCAGCGGCAAGACCCGCTGCGATACATTTAATTTTTTCAAGATTGCTTAACATTATGCTACCTCCAAGATACTGATTGGGCAGTTGTATTTAAGACCATCAATAGTAACAATAGCCTTCGTTCTCTTTATTTGATCAACAATACCAAATTCTACACCGTTCCTTGATGTGACTTTTACTTTAGAACCAACAGCCAATGAAGTCTTAATGCTATATGATTTCATAGCTCTAAGTTGCTTTTGTTTGATCTTAATAAGATCGATGACTTCGTTCATTTCTTCAGTAGATGAAATGTTGTTGATTGCATTTAAGATTGATTTTTTCATAATGTAGTTCCTTTCTTTATCATTTAATATAGGTATATTATAATCTATTTTGGGACTTTTGTAAAGGGAATTGGTGAAAATAATTCACTTTTTTTAGATCAATTTGTTATAACCAGCACTTTTTATATAACTCTTCTTCACGGCCATAAGCTTCTTTTTCCCAAGGAGCGTTTTCATATTTGTAGTTGCGAGGCTTTCTATTCATCCATGAGTTAGTCCAACCATTAAGTTCCTTTCTTAGATACTGTTTAGCATGAACCATCTCATGAGCTAAAGTTTGCATCATTAAATCGTATGGTATATCATTACCCTCAGATGTACGAGCAATTTTAATTTCGGCGTAGCCTTCTTTATAATCGCCCCAGCAGAGTCCCTGACTATCATTCTCAAGCTTAGTTTTAAACCTTACGAATATTACCTTTGACCACATACGATTAATACCAAGCTCTTTAGAAAGATTATTTAAATACTCTTTAACTTTCTTTTTATTTTTGACTCGACCTGTTACTTTAAAATGCGGCATTAGTATTGCCCCGCTTCAGCGTGATAAACTGCATCAGCCATGGATTCAGGATCTGGTGTGCTGTTCATAAAGTTTTCAATGAACTCGCGTCTCTTTTTATATTGCTCAAATGATACGGTGTCAATACCGTTAGCTCTACGTTCGAACATTTCTTCGTTAAACTGCTCTTTTAGAATATCGATCTTGTTCATAGCTTGGTTCCTTATCGTTAATAGGGGTATATTATACTACATTTTAAGGTCTTTGTAAACGTTTATTTCACCTTTTTTTATATTATTTTGTTATATGCATAGAACTAAAAGTTATAAGGCAAAAATCTTAATGAGTTCTTCTTTCCCTTTTACCTTGATATCACCTATTGGCCTCGGCTTAATAATAGTAACTTGATCTGCTGTGTAGCTTGAAATTATTGTTGGGCAATTAATATAATCTCCTCTTGCTGCTGTTGCTTCAAGTCTTGCTGCAAGGTTAACTGCATCTCCGATGACTGAATAGTCAAACCTTGATTCGCTTCCCATATTCCCAACAATACAATCGCCGGTATTAATGCCAGTGCCGACGTTAATGTCCGGAAGTCCTCGCTCTTTGTAAATTTCTTTAAGTTCATTTGTTTTAGCCTCAATTTCAATTGCTGATTTTACTGCCATATCAGCGTGATTTTCGCATGGTAAAGGCGCATTCCAAAACGCCATAATACAATCACCCATGTACTTATCAATTGTACCACCATTATTTAATATGATTTTAGTCATAGAATCTAGGAATTCGTTTACTAACTCAACTAATCCTTCTGGATCGTCGTTGTTTTTATAGTGCTCTGATATTGGAGTAAACCCACATATATCCATAAATAAGAACGTCATTTCTTTTCTTTCGCCGCCAAGAGTTAGCAATGATGGATCTTTTTGAAGCATATAAACCATATCAGGAGATAGGTATGTTCCAAACTGTTTCTTGATTTGTTGTCTTAGCATAAACTGTTTATAGAAGTTATTAAAAGACCCTGACGCGAAGACGAGTATATATATTATTACAGGATAACTTACATCAAGGAGAATTTGAGATTCGTACCAGAAGTAGAAAGCGCCGCCAATTGAAATACCCAGAGTCGACGCAAATGTCAAGAGAGAAGCCCACAATGGCAAATAATAAATTGAAAGAATTATCGCAAGAGATCCAATTAGAACTACAGCTATTTCAGCAAGATCAGCCCATATCGGACGAGATATCGAGTCTCCTGACAATATCGTCTCAAGAGCTGCAGCTTGAAGCTGATGCGCAGATCGTAGACCTGAAGGAGTTGGAACCTGAGCAGCTAGACCTTTGGCAGTCAAACCAATCAGAACAGTTGAACCCTGAAGATCAGGTAATTC